AGCGGCACAGATTTAAGAGCAACTGCTGCACTTGCACTTGCAGGATTGTATGCGAGTGGCAAAACAGTTGTATCTGGTGTAGAATATTTAGAGAGAGGATATTCACAATTCGTTGAGAAACTAACACGATTAGGAGCAAAAGTATGGAAGGATTTGTGATTGGAAATGGTGAATACGCTGCTGTGCCTTACGGCAAGCATTTAATTGTAATACATAATGGTCAACAACTTGAGAAACTGTGTAGAACTGAATCTTCTGCACGAAAATATATCAATGACCATCGTAAGGGTAAATCAGTCGCACAACTTCCACTGGATTAAAATAGCTCACCTCTAAAGCGTCCCCACAGTAGAATCACAACTCTCATGACATCCCTTTCTATTCTTAACGAAACTCTCAATGATGCAGTAGAGAAACTGCGTCAACGTAACTACTGGAAAGGATCTCACTTTGAGGAGATCGTTCAACTTAGCAACGATGAACGTGGTAAATGGGGTGAAGAAATTCTCTACAAGTTTATCAAAGCACTCACTCCTTACAACGTAAAGTGGGATGAGGATCAAAACATCAATAATGCTGATGGTGTTTATGATATTTGGATTATTCGTTCTAATGGCACTAAAGTTCGTATTGAAGTAAAAACCGCTAGTCGTGGAACTGGCAATAAATCAAACTGGCAACATGAGAATCTATATGCCTCTGAAAAATGGGATAAGTTAGTTTTTATTGACTTTGAGTACTCTACAATTTGGTTCACTGTGTTGGATTATTCTGAGGTAACTTTTACCGCTCAGCATAAAATCTTTGGTACTAAACCTACTCTTCGCAACGATCAAAATGATAAGTACAAGTGGGATTTTCGTGAGAAGCAGGTGCATCTGGGTGTTGCAAATGGTTACACCTTCTGCTATGATGTAGAGAATCCTGATGATGAGGAGTTTACAGCATTTCTCTCCAAAAAACTTGCATGAAGAACATCTACGATTTCTTTCTTCCAATCTACCAAAAGTTTGGTATTGATGTCATCTGTGAAGAGTTATATCTTCACAAAGGCACAATCAACCGTTGGATGGAGAAAAAAGAAGTTCCTCCACAATACTACTTTGATTTGTGTCGATTAGCGGGTGTTCCTGTTTTATATTCCAACTTTACAGATAAGGAGAAAGATCAGTTCTTCACTCATCCAAATACTGCTGAGTATTGTTATCAACAGACTCTGAAGATTCTAGGCAATCTTGGTGTGGATCTTCGTGAATATACATTTATTGAACCATCTGCAGGTGATGGGAGTTTCTACAACATTCTCCCAATTTATCAGTGTATTGGTGTTGATATTGAACCTCAGTGTGAAGGTGTAGAAAAACAGGACTTTTTACGCTGGAAACCTGATACTAAGAAGAATATATGTATTGGAAATCCTCCATTTGGACTGCGCGGACATCTTGCCCTTAAGTTTATCAATCATGCCGCAAAGTTCTCTGATTTTGTGTGCTTCATTTTGCCACAGTTGTTTGATAGTAATGGCAAAGGAAGCTGTAAGAGTAGAGTCAAAGGTATGAACCTGATTCATAGTGAAATTGTAGACTCTGAGTTTCACTATCCAAGTGGTAAAGATGTGACCGTAAATGTAGTCTTTCAGATCTGGGCGAGAGACTACAAAGTAAAAGAGGAGGAAGTAGACCTTACTGGTATCATCAAGTTGTATTCATTGTCTGATGGAGGCACGCCAGGGAGTACAAGAAACAAGAAACATCTTTACTCCTGCGACTATTATTTACCCTCCACATGTTTTGGTGCAGATGCAATGCGATCCTATACACATTTTGAGGATTTGCCACATCGTAGAGGATATGGAATTGTAGCACTTAATGCCAAAAACATTATCAATAAAATTATGGGTGAGATTGACTGGTCGAGTGTGTCATTTTCATCAACAAATGGGGCATTTAATCTTAGATTTGATATTATTGAAAAAACTATTTGGAAAGCACTACCTGACACTTACAAACAACATAAAAATACACTAGAATTATTTTTTAATTAAAATAGCTCACCTCTAAAGCGTTCCAGTGGTATGAAGAACACTCACATCGAACATCCTGAAGATTCCATCCTGACGGGCGATCTGACCGTGCTGGACTGGTTCACTGCTGCTGGCACTCTCAGTGTCAAGATGGATGGTGCTCCCGCGATTGTCTGGGGCACGAATCCTGCCACTGGTAACTTCTTCGTAGGCACCAAAAGTGTCTTCAATAAAGTTAAAATTAAAATCAATGAAACGCACACTCAAATTGATCACAATCACAGTGGGCGTGTTGCTGATATTCTACATAGTGCCCTGGATTATCTTCCTCGTACAAACAGGATTATTCAAGGTGATTTTCTTGGGTTTGGTGGTGTGGATACTTTTTGCCCCAATACGGTCACTTATGTCTTTCCTGAAAAAGTAACTGCTAAGATTGTTGTTGCTCCGCATACTTGGTATGAAGCAAACGATGATCTTCGTGATAGTTGGGCAATTCCTCTCACTGTGAATCTGCAGAGCATAGATGATTGTTTGTTTGTGCGTCCTCGTGCATACATTCAGCACGGACAAACTTCTTTTGCTGATGTAGAGGAAGTCTGCAACTTTGCCCGCCAGATGGCAACAATGTGTGAGTTCGCAACTGTTAAGGAAGCAGCACAAATCAAGCAACAAATCAATGCCTGCATCCGTGTTGGTGTTGATGTTGATGACGGTTTCATTGATTGTGATCCTAACCTGCTGGGTTTGTGGAAGTTGGTGAAGTCAATCAAAGAGGATTGTTTGTTTCTGTGCCGCAATGACGGACCTCAAGCATATATCAGTGGTGAGCGAATTGATGCAGAAGGTTATGTTCTCTCCAATGAGTTTGGCACCTTTAAGTTAGTCAACCGTGAATGTTTTTCCCGTGCTAACTTTACTCTTGCCAAATCCTGGTGAATTAAAATAGCTCACCTCTAAAGCGTTCCTACAGTATGAGCACTCCTACCATGCAAGCACAAGCACAACAAATCATTGCAGACAATGTGTATCAGCACACTCTCGCACTGATTGAAGCACTCAAAGACAACTATCGTCAACACTCAATTCGTGGTCATCAGCGTTCTATTGAGCGATTTGATGCAGTTCCTGGTTATCATCAGCGCAAGATTGATGAACTGAGGAGTGGTAAATGTGACATTGACTATACCATCGAGACTGGTAAAAAGTATCACAAAATTATTTTTGTTGATGGTGGTGGACAACGCTCCGCTCATGCTTTCATTGACAAGAACACTGGCGAAGTGTATAAAACTGCATCTTGGAAGTCTCCTGCCAAAGGTGTTCGTTTCGATCTGCGATTGATCGTTGATCGTGAATACCTGCTGGAACATGCTGACTGGTCTGGTGGTTATCTTTACGCAAAATGACTTACTCTAACCTCTCAAAGATTCGCCCGAAACTGAGAACATCAGGTAACATCACAGGTAACTTTGGACGCAACAAAGTTTCAGCAGGTTCTTCACTCAATGATCTGGGTGTAACGAATGTTAAGGTTGTTAAATGTGTCACACAGAGTGAATACCTGAACCGATTGTATTATGCTTTTGATCACACTACCGAACCTCAACTTCGTTCATTTCTTTACACCGAAATCCGCAAGATTCTCATTCAACAAGGTAAATGGTAGCAAACAATTAAAATAGCTCACCTCTAAAGCGTTCCTACAGTATGAGCACCACCCCAACTCCTCTTTATTTCTGATTATGTACCGCACTCTTTCTGAACTTCGTGACTCTATCAACCAAATGATTGAGAGTCAAGGTGAAAACGCTGCCTGTGCTGCGTTTGTATTCACTCAAGAAGATGTTTTTGAGCTTGAAGGTGAAACCAATGAGGAAGTGCGTTTCTCTAAACAACTCACCGAAGATGTGCTCTGTGATGTAGGAGGTTGCGACTACATTTACGAACAGGTTGGTGAGGTGATTGAGGATGCAATCCGTCTTCGTAAGAAACTGCCAATCTATCAAGAATCGCTGAACTGATTATGACTGACGGTTACACTTTTAATCGCGTTCACTTTACACCTGATGAGGAAACTTGTATCCGAAAGTTTCTCAATGAAGCACGAGATTGTGGATACCCAAGTGCAAACGAACAATGGTATCCTGTGATTGATTCTATCATCTCAAAGTTCTTTGATTCTGCTATTCAAGAAGCACAGGAGTTTCAGACACTATGAAATACGAAGTTAAGTTATATGTTGGCGGCAAAGTCTTCACCGAAAGTGTAGAGGCAGTCAACAATCAGGATGCAAAAGCAACAGCACTGGCACGAAATCCGAAAGCAAAAGTGATTGGAGTCAACCCAGTTTTTCGGTAATTAAAATAGCTCACCTCTAAAGCGTTCCTATGGTATGAGCAACACTCCAACCATGATCGACTTTCCCACACTACAATCCAAGGACGGCACAATGCTAGTCGGATTCTATCCCGTTCAGACACCATTTGGTGACATCTCAGAAGAGTGGTGTCTGCAGATTCTATCCTGGAAAGGTATCGATCAGATCAGCAAAAAGTATCTGAATCGTGTCGAAAAAGCAGTTGCAATTCGTGAGCGTCTTGCTTATGATTATGTGGTGACTGGTGATAATCAAGACTTCCCCCAACTCGGTAATCCTTTCTACGGTGCAGTCTGATGCAATTTCAAGTAACTTCCATTGAGTATGATTTTACTGGCGCCGAGGATGAGATTACAGATGCTGAGATGAATGACATCATCGAGGATACAGTAGGACACATCTGGGAGGCAGATGATGAAGATGATCTCATTGAAGAGATCACTTCATGGACTGGTTGGTGTATCAAATCCATTGATTATCGTCATGTGTTAGTTTAATCAATGAGACGCAAATCCCTGACCTTTAAGAAACTCAATTCCATGAAAGTTCTCACACTCATCTTCATCGTAGCACTGTTTCTTTCACCCTCTGTTCGCACACTGACTTCCAACACATTGCATACGGTAGCAGACCTGATCTCTCCAAGCAATTAAAATAGCTCACCTCTAAAGCGTTCCTATGGTATGAACGACACTCAACTCAACTTCGACTCTCAAATCGCTCCTGCACTTCGGGACTTCATGTATCACAACCATGCAGATCTGAATGATACTGTGGATTGGGTTTGTGAGGTCTTTAATGTCAATGCCACTGATGAATTGATCGACCAGATTGCTGATGAGTTTGATTCTTTCTGGGGAAACTGACACGATAAAGGACATTTGCGTTTCTTCAAAATAGCTCACCTCTAAAGCGTTCCTACAGTATCACC